TTCTCGAAGTCTGTCGCGTAAGTCGTCGCGTCTGTTCCAACAATATGAACTAGCGTAGTTCCGTACACGCCGCTGATGCGCCGGATATTCCTCGGACCCGGTGTGCCTGTTCCTTCCTGAATAGGCTCGATTAGGATCCTGATATCGGACACAGCATAATTGTCAGCGCCATCATAAATCGTGATATCATTAGAGTTTGTACGCTCATCAAAGATCGAAACAATAGATGAAATATCCGCTGACGGCAGTCCAAGATTTATGAATGCGTTTCCGTCTTCCCATGTCATGCTTGCCGTCGCTTGCGATCCGGGCGGTAATGTTACTACTGTACCGATTGACAGGTCGTATGTGTTGTCTCCCTTTGCCTTCACGCCAGTATTCACGAAATCTCCCTGTTCTGAGTCGTAAACCATCCAGTAATCTTCCTCATTAATATAAGGATAATTCCGGACATTCTCTTCTGATTCCTCAACCAGATCATTCATGGTCTCCAGCGCTTCCTCAATCTCTGTATGATCGATCGGCGTAATTTCTTCCTTACCGATAGCCGCACGTCCGATTACAGGAATGTGGATATGATAAACGCTGAATCCGTCATCTTCAGTGGTATGAAGAAAGATGTATGCATGAACATCTTCGCCGTTGCGAAGATACTCGTCCGGAATCATCACGCCTGTCGAATCACCTGTAGCTGTTTTAGCTGCCGCGCTGTCCGTATTGCAAAACTGAACTTCGTATTCTTCCGGAAGTGTTACGCCGGCAATAATCATCTTCAGTCCGTAATCATACTGGAAAACCGGATCGGTCTTGATGTATGTTTTGTCACCGGCAGTTGCCGTAATTGTGTTATCTCTCATTCGGTATCACCGGCTCCTTGTATTTTATTATTCCTGTTGTTCAGAACCTTCTGGGCTGGACGGTTTCGGTTGCCGGCCTGTCTCGGAATTGCCGGGATCTGACTGCCGTTCACTGTCATCCAGTGTCGGGCGACCAACTGTTACGTCCTCGCCGTCATTATTATTGTTACCGTTATTCGTTGATGCTTTACCGGGCGCAACAAACAATTCAGCAACACCGTTTTTTTGTTCCGCTTTCTTGCGCTCAAGTTCCGTATCGATATCAACGCGGTAAGATTCAAGCAGCGTTCTCGCGCTCAATACACCTTTCTCATACAGCTTCATACATTCTTCTTTGAATGCGTCCACCTGAGTGAGGTCGCATGTCGGGAATACAAACGTCGGAATCTTCTTGTCGTTGGATCTCGGTAGACCGTACGGCGCACCGTTAACTGCCCGCATGATCTTATTCATCAGCTTGCTCATGCTTTCACGGGCAGCATTAATTCTCATCGAAACAAGCTTGGTGCTGATCTGCGAAGCGCCGAAAGAAACAGAGTTGTCAGAACCTGACGACACGCTTGCATTAATGCCGAACGCACCAAGGATGCTTTCATTAACAGACTTGTATTTATCCGCTTCATAGAAATGATCCAGATCAGGTTGAATAACCTGATATTTCACGCAATCGTTCGTAATTGCAATGCCGCCTCCGGCTTTCATGGCGTTCTTTGTAATACCAAGCACAGCATTCAGAATCGGATTATCAACCACGATATTGCTGTCCTTTGGAGAACCAACCGCACCATGTACAAATGAAGCAGCAGCAAGATTTAGCAATGCGTCTTCCTCCTGCCGGATCAACGCTTTCTGTCCGAGAGGGATCAGCGCAGTACTGATCATCGGAATTGCATACCTGCTCCATTCAGGCTTATCGCCTTGCCAAATCCATGTAGACTTGGGATCAAGCTGAACCCACTCAACATTTTTCTTCAGCGCTTCGGTAACCTCTTTCGGATACCCGGCAATCCGGATCTTCATATCTTCATCGTTCAGGAATTTCTTCCATGTACTCTGAGATGTTTTGCGCAGGTCCTGCTTCAGCGATTTGACATTAAACTGGCAAAGCGGGTTACCGTTAACCGCAACATTCGTAATCTGCATCAGGTGAGGCGGCAGCGTAACAAGATCGCCGTCTTCCATCAGCGAAAAATAAACATTGTAGAACAGGTAATACTGGTAGAACCAACTTCTCAGCTTTTCATTCAGTGAAATACGTTCAAACCACTCGTTATATTTATCGCGTACTTTGTCGTCTCCACCCGTCAGATACCACCCGTCAATCAGGCTGAAAGGAACATAAATGTGATGAATCGCGCCACCGACAAGTTCGTCAGCGTCCACGAAATAATCACTCAGTTCGTAATACCTGTTAATGTTTTGTTGTTTCTGACGAAGCAAAGCAGCATAGTCATAATTCTGAAGAGAACCGTTATATGTAATGGAACGTTCGTTAAACGTTCCTGTAACATCATTCAGCGTTTCACTGACTGCAAAGGAGGAAGCATTTGGCTTCTCTACTTCTTTGGAACTCATATTGTTCAGATCATTGGCCAAGTCGCCCACCTCCTGTTATCTAACTGAACTGACGATACCCCATACCATTTCGGCACCGCCACGCATGATTTTTCTTTTGCGTTCTTCTTCAAGACCGCTGATATAATGAATTGCCATTGCAAGCGAACTGTAACGGTCTTTATGCATGTTTGCACGGGCTGAGTCATACAGCACGTTTCCATTTGCGCCTTGCCTTCCGATAATGTTACCCATCTCGATCTGCAACGCGTCCGCTTCTACAAAGATCGCTTTCTCCGGCATTGTCAGTTTCTTGCCAGAGTCATTCGATTCACCGTCACGGTCTGCAATCTTATTATTAATGATATATCTCGAATTAATCGGAAGCTCGATACTTCCGTTTGTCAGCGCAATAGTCAGGAAACTGACCATCTGGCTGTTTAAAAGATTGTTCGCCATAAACGGATGAATCAGCGGAACTGCATTATCAATCAGCGTCGGCTCGTCATCACGGACCAATGGCGGATATTCTTTCCCGGTTGCCGTGTCTGTCCACGGCTTATTCATGAATTGCGGGAATGCGTCGCCCAAACCGCGTACGTCAACGATCACCTTAATCGTATTCGGGAACAGCACCAGATTCTTCCGAACTTCCCTTGCAAGCGAATCAAGCCGTAGTCCATGGAATGACTGGATCCTGACAACCTGTTTCAGGTATCCGCCGTTGTCCATTTCTACCAATTTAACCGTTGTCAGCACAGCGTTGTCGGCGTTGCTTGCGCTCGACGTTGCGATATCCAGCGACATCACATATTCAATGGTAGACTTTGCAGGCTGCGCAATTTCGACATCCGTCAGCGTCCTGCATCGATCTGTCAGATCAAATGGGAACACGGCGCCCTCCGCAGCACCGAGGAATTTTGATTCATATTCCATCATGAACTTTTCTTCGGTCATATCCGCCCGTTGATCATCGAAGAACGACTGTTTGGAAATACCTTCGCGAACCGCTTCCTTATAAGTCATGGCCCACGCAAAACATCCATCCTCGCCTTTGGCCATCCGTTTCAGGATGTTCATAAACGAAGTATAGAAGTAGTTGTTCTTAAGACACGCCGACGTAATACTGATAATCTTACTGTCGTAGTCAGCAATACCGCGCTGAATGCAGATATCCCTCGTCTCGTTCATAATCGGCTTTGCGACCGCATCCAGATCATTCTTCGGAATCTCAGGCGCTTCATCGCAGATCAGGATCTTCGCACGGTTTCCGCGCAGCGTACCCATCGAATAACTTTCAATCTTACTGCCGCTCTTTAACCAGCATACGCCTTTATGTGGATTAATCTGCACAGGCTTATTATGCCTGCTTGCATTGATCTCACGCAGTACGTCAGGATACACAAGGAACTTTTCCTCAATCTTCTTAACAACAAGCACGGCCTGTTCAGCCGTACTAGACACAACGGCGATCAGGCTTCCGGGATACAGTACGCCGAGCGCAATACAGCAGATAGCGATCAGCCATGTCTTGCCGGCACCACGGTTTTTTACCAGATCAATATTCCGATATAATCCAAAGATCCGGGCATCTACACGTTGACTCGGCTTTAGTTTAATCTGAAAATATTCTTCAATAAACCTGTCAAGATGCGTCCGCCAAAACCAGATTTGTTTTGCCCAAGCTTCGTAGTTTTTGATTTCCCTGATCTGCGAAGCTTTTTCGACGTTCGCCATCAGCGAATCTCCATTCCGACCGCTTCAAGCGTATATTTGTATGCAGCGATGATCTGATCCACGTCATCGTCAGGGAACGTGTATGGATTTTCGTCCAGATAACCCTGCGTCTCAAGCCTGAGAATGATCTCACCGAGAGATCCCATCCCAGCGCTCTCACCCGGTTTTCTCCGGCATGCAGCAAAGTTGGAACTCTTTGAAAGATCGTCGAATATCTGTTGCGCTTCCTTATAGTCCTTGGCTGTACCTTGGCCGCGTCGCATCCTGTCTTCCGCAAGGTCTGCGTTCAGCGACGCTTTTATTACCTTGCGCGTATAATCCTGCATGTTTACGTTGTCGAGGACGAAGTCTTCAGCATACTGCGCATACTTCTCTTCCATCCATGCAACCTGATCTTCGGTAAACCAACCTTGCCAGACCTTGTCGTAATACGGCTTTTCCTTCGCGTCCGCAAACTCATGCGCTACAGCTTCTCTGCTTTCGTCCGCTACACGCAGGTTTTCTTCGTACTCGTAGGCATAAGTCATATTTTTGATAATTAAAAAAGACCTCGCCGCAGCGAGATCTTCTTCTTTCTTTTTTTCTTCCGGCGGCGTCATCGGATTCAGCCACACCTTATTGTTTGCCAAATCGTACTGCGCTTTCTTCTTCGCGGCTTCCCACGCCTTCGGAATAAACTTACGGTTATTTTCATAACAGTACCGCTTCACGGTTTCCTCGTCTACGCAGTACTTCTTTGCACACTCTGTACACCATGCATCACGGTACTGTTGCGATGCCCACAGCTTATTCGCGCTGAATTTTTCAAGGGGCATGATACGATTGCACCGGATGCACAGCTTTGATGCAATCTTTTTCTTCGGCATTCAGCATGCTCCTTTATTTTAGCACGATCGGATATACACACCGCCGACCGTATCCTTCTTCCATCAAAATAGCTGTTGCTCCTGCTGCGGCGCCATACCCTTTGCTTTGCGCATAAGGATCAATACCGCAGATACTCGGCACACGCTCAACATACACGTTGCTGTTTGGCATAATGCCGGATTGGAACGTCTGCCCTTTATGCAGATGTCCAACCATAAATACATCGATTGGCTTATTATACAGATTGACACTGTCTCTCGCCATCGACTCTATATTCACGCCCTGACCGTGCGTCAACATAAACTGATAACCGCACACGTCGATCATCATGGTCATCGGGGCGTCGTTTTCAACAATCCATACCAAGGACTCGTCTTCAAACCTCGCACGGAGATAATGCATCACGATCCGTTCCATATTCTCTTCCGGGAACTGGCCGGCTTTTGTTCCAAGCGGACGTATCTCGCCATGGTTACCGCGCACAGCACATACACGGACAGGGATCTTAATGATATCAACCAAATCAACCAGCCACTGCGCCAGTGTTTCCGCCAGATGCATGGCGCTTTCTACAACACCGTATTCAAGCCGCTGGAGTTGTGAGGGGCGAAGCATGCCATCAAGCATATCTCCTACAATCATCAGTGTAACCTGTTCGGGGTTTTCTTTCTCGACAATTTTGACAATGTAATTCATCAGCATTGCCATGCGTTTTTCAAACACATAAGAGTTATACGTATTCATGATTTCCCCGTACAGTCCAAGTACTTGGAAATCTGCGCCGTAATGAAAATCGCCAAGACCGACAACAAGCTCACGGCTTGCACCGCTGTTCTTCGGCATAGCCTTTATCTTCGGCAGTTCAATCTTTGGCATCGCCTTGATCGATTCTCTGATATGTTCACAAATCAGTTCCGTCCGCGAGAACTCCCGCATATCCTTACGGATCCCACGCTGGATATCGTACATCTTCTGCCGTTCCACAAAGTTCCTGTCAACGTTTTCCTGCGCTTCAACATTGAATGACATCCCTGCGTCGCTCGCCAGCTTTACTCCGACACCTGCTTTTCGCAGTGTTTCCGGACTG